TACTTTTTAACTTATCTCCTAATGCTTCGGACCTTTTCTTATCAACTCTTACACCTTTAAATCTCATATCAACTAGACAAGGAAATAATTTTGTTTCTAGATCAAATATATTTTGTAATGTTTTATACTTTATTGGATTATCTTCAGGGCCTGCGACTTGTATCGGTTTATTTATAATTTCGTTGAACTTTTTCCAAAGACGCAACGTAAGACTAACGTCTTGTTCTGCGTAGTCTTTAACAAGATCGTATGGAAGTTTATCCATGTTAGACATTGGATCAGCTATACCATGTTCTTCTAATGCTTTATCTTTTAAGTCGTATTTATATTTTTTATCATTTAAATAATCCGCAGATAAAGAATCTAAACTGTAGCTCTTTCTATTTTCATCAATAACAGATGCAGCGATCATTGTATCATACAGATTACCTTTTGGCATAAGTCCTGTTGCAGACCGAATCCAACACACATCGTACATTGCATTGTGAAATACTTTATCTATTTTTTCGTTTTGAAATATCTTTTTATTTAAAACCCTCCAAACAAAATTAGCAGCTAGATTGGCACCTTTATGTTTGATTGGAAAATAAAATGTCTCGTCTCTGTAAGAAATTGCTATACCACAAACAAAACCGTCGCCAACGATGGCCCCTGATCCGTGGGTCTTCAGCTTTGGATCGTATGTCTCTAAGTCGACAGCAACAACGTCACCATTTTTAACTTCTATATCTTCTGGGAAGGGAAGCATTTATTCTTTTCTCCATTTTCTATAGCCTTCTACCCAAGACTCTGTTTTTTCTTCTGTATTCAAATAATCCCTCTCAATTATCATTTCTATAAAATGTATTGCTTTCAATAAATCTTGTTTTTTTCCCTTATCCTGATGACGAATTATGTATTTTATAGCACATCCCTCCGGGTATAACAACTTGTTCTCAACCACAAACTTGCTGGGCTGTATGACATACTTTTGATAATGGGATCCTCCGTGCTGTTTATTCCAAACACCTACATTGTCATTCTTGTTCTGCTTTTTACTAGCCATAATGTTTCCTTTGATCTAGAACACGCAACAAACTTCATACGTCTTCTCACAAAGTCCTCCTCCTTTTTTGTTAGTGTTAAATCCACAACCACATGGTCAAACTCTTTACCTTTAATTGTGTGAATATTCTCAACAAATATTCTTTTCTTTTCTAGATCTCTGTTTTCACTCACTACTTTTTTTATATACTCTCTAATCGCTGGAGAGTGTGTTACACAGATGTCTTGAAAGTTTGTTGTTTCTTTTACGCCAGGTATTAAGAAACCTTTATTAATCAACCAATCTAATCCATAGCTACCTCGTGATACTTCTTCTATTTCTTTACTGTTATGGCTTGGTCCCCTGTAAGCTGGATGAACACTTTTTAGCAATTTTTTAATATTGCTAAATGGAATTATCTCTCCCATGTGTAAATTGACAAAAGCCCGTTGGTTATTTATTTCACCACCAGGATACTTAAAATCACGAACTCTACTGTTGAAAGGTATGGAGAAAGGTAAACCAAGACGAACTAAGTATTTAATAATATCAATTGGTTGTCCACCACGATAGGTAAACACAGTGGTTTGTTTTGTGTTAAGTAAAAGATTATCTAAATCCTCTAGGTATGGATCTTGATGTAAACTAGACAACTCATAGATCGCTCCTTCAACTCCCTCCTTTGGCAACCACTCTCGTGTATATCCGTAGTGATCCCAAACAGGTTTAATAATACTTTTACAGTATTCATTCACTGTACGTGGACATCTGTATCCCTGCGTTAGTTCTATTTCAGGATGAGCAAACTCCTTGTGAAATGAGTCTGGGTCTGCTCCAGAAAATTCAAATATAGATTGATCTGGATCACCTGCTTTATAGAATAAGTCTACGTTCTTTGACATGGCTGCTTCAGCTTTTCTTTGTACAACGCTAGAGTCTTGTGCTTCATCAATAATTAAAACTTTAATGTTACGACATTGGTCTTGCGCCTCTTGTGATTCTGCAAAGTCCTCAATCATGTCTTGAAAATCTAATATCTTTGCGGTTCTTAAATTAACTTTTTGGTTTGTTTTAAAACTGTGATAACTCGCATATAATCTTTGTAATTCGTCAAGAGTATACTTGTAGTGATCCTTCTCCTCAAAAGAGAGTTCCTTATAAAAATCATAGAACGACATGCCGTGATCCCGTGCTCGACTCATGTATTCAAAGAAGGGATGAAATTTAAATAAAGAATCAACAGACTTAAAATTTCTTTCTCGAGTAAACTTATTAAATAATGGATATAAGTTTACTAATATTTCGTAATCTTCAATTAGAAATGCTTTGCCTGTTATTTTGTTTTTACAAAACGTGTGTATGGTGCTAACATGATCATCTAAAGTTTTTTTAGACTCTTGAATTATTTTAAGCAACTCAAGATCAGTTTTATTTTCTTTGCAATACGCCTCAATTGATTCTGGACTCTTAATCTGCTCTCGTAAATGATCTGAGGCTGCGTTCGTGTGTGATATTAATTGTATGTTTATCGGACTGTATGTCTCCAACAACTCATAATACTTATGCACTAGAGTTGTTGTTTTACCAGTTCCAGGAGGTCCCGCTATTCTAATTTTTTTCATCAGATCCTATTCTTTTTTTATTTGTAACGTCAATCGCACGTTCTTCTGGTAGTT